AAAATCAAGTTATATTATAACGTTTTGCAGATTGGCCTAGTGTAATTTAAAAATAAATAAAAATGGAAGAACAAATTATAAAGTGGATTGCTCAAAGAATAAAAGACGAGCATAGAAAACACGCAAGAAACATAGAAAATTGGGAAGAAATAGCTGCACGTAAGATTCTAGCTACATATAATTTCACATTACGCCAATCTGATGTTATAAAATCGGTTTGCGATGAGTGTAACGGAACAGGTAGATGGAAAGAGAATGAACAGGATAAAGAAATTAATTGCCCTAAATGTAATAAGCAAACTGTTTTATAACTTACATCTTTTCGCTAAAATATAGCGCCTTATTTAAAAATCAATTAAAAACAAATATGAAAATACCCGAAACAATTAAAATCAAAATGGATGAGTATTATACTCATGGAGACCACACAAAACTCAAACGTTATGGAATGGCAAAGAAAAAATACTTCAGCTTAGTAACCATTGGAAAGGCTTTTAAAGATGGCGAATGCCACGATGATTTACTCGACTTAATAGAAGAATTTTATAACTTGAAAATAAAAAAGTATGGAAAATAAATTTTATAAAGATGGCTTAACTAAAAGGAGTTTACAAGCATTAAATGATATTCAAAGAATAGAAAGTGAGCTTTACGATACTGCTGAAAGATTAGGTGAAGTACAAAGAGCAGAACTTTACGACCAAAATTTAACAGAAAAGTATTATCTACTTCAAAATCAGTTAGAAACAATTACAGATAATTTTTTAAATTATAATTCAGTTAAAAATTAATTATTAAATTTGTAACCATGAAAACACAAGAACAAGCAATCCTCGATGCCTTATTAGGTGGGCAAGTGATAACAGGCTCAAATGCCTATGCAATCACTAAAAAAGAATGTGCATGTGGCACACTTAACCTTCACAAAGTATTAGCTAAGATTAGAGAGAAAGGTTACACCATTAACGAGCAATGGTGCATCAACTCTAAAAGCAATACAAGATTTAAAGAATTTACAATCACAAATAAAAAACAAAAGAAAAATGGAAACTAAATTAAACAGCGGAGCAATCTTCAAGAACTCTAAAAAAACAAATGAGAAACAACCTGACTATCAAGGAACTGTTAATGTAAACGGAAAAGAAATGCAAATCTCTTTATGGTTTAAAGAATCGCAAAAAGGAACTAAGTATTTCAGCGCAGCATTTCAAGAACCGTTTAAAAAAGAAAACCAAGTAATGACTAAGCCAAATAGCTATGATACACACCAAGAATTTAGAATAGATAGTAAAGATGATTTACCATTTTAAAAATTAATAATTATGAAAACCAAAGAACAAACAAACGAAACAAAATCACTATTTAAAAGTTTAGCAGCATTCCAACAAGAAGTGCCAGTGATACACAAAGAAACAAAAGGTTATGGATATTCTTACGCTGACCTTCCAGCTATCTTCGATAAAATAAATCCTTTACTTGCAAAGCACCAATTAGGCTTTACTCAACCTATAATGGGTGATTGTGTTAAAACAATTATATTCCATGTAGAAACAGGTGAAACTATTGAATCATTAACCGATATTCCTAAAGGTGTTAAATTGGGTAATATGAATGATTTCCAAGTTTTAGGGTCGGCTGTGAGTTACATTCGCAGATATGCTTTAAGCTCAATTTTAGGGCTTGTAACCGACAAAGATACAGATGCAGCAGGAGAGCAAACAAAGAGCAGCAAACCACAATTAGATGTAAAATCAGAGGCATTCGGTAAAGCTGTTGAATTTATTATGAAAGGTGGCAGCTTAGAGCAAATCAAAACAAAATACGAAGTTAGTAAAGAGGTAGAAGTAGCACTTATAAAATCAATCTAATGGAAAGCACAATTGAAATATATTCACCTACGTGGTGGGACAATAGATTAGGTAACTTTACTGGTTCTGAAATTTGGAAACTAATGACTGAGCCACGTTCAAAAAAAGATATACTAAGCAAAGGTGCGGAAACTTACATTCGAGAGAAAGTTTACGAAAGGTTAAGCGGACAACCTAAACAAAGCATAGATAACTATGCGACTGCATGGGGGCATGAAAATGAGCCAATAGCGAAACGATATTACACTGCAAGGACTGGTAATGAGGTTATCGAATCAAAGTTGCTTATAAGCGAAAATATTGAGGGATTAACAGGCAGTCCTGATGGCTTAGTTGGTGAGGAAGGAATGATTGAAATTAAATGCCCTTTTGTAGGTTCTAATCACTTGAATTTCTTTTTTAATGAAGATAGCTTTGAAAGTGAGAATAACGACTACTACTACCAAATGCAATGCTATCTTTTATTATCTGGTCGTAAATGGTGTGATTTTATTTCTTTTGACCCTCGTTTAATTCTTAACTCCGATGCAGGTTTATACATTAGAAGATGGGAAGCTAATGAAGAGGTACAGGAACGAATGATTGATAAAGTAACTATTGCGAGAAACTTATTTAATGACTATCTAAATGCTTTTAAAAAATGAAAACACAAGAAGAAATAGAACAGTTAGCTGCTAAAGAATATTGGAATTCTAATACTGAAAGTAGAAGTTTCATCAAAGGTTATACTCAATGCCAAGAAGATATTAAACCATTTTTAGAAGATTTATTTTCTTTGTGGCAAAGTTTAGCAGAAGTTGGAGAAATAAGTGTAGGTAAAAACTTTACTAAAAAGTATGAAGAATTAAAAAACTCACTAAACAAACAAGACTAATATGGAAAAATATGAAGATAATTAAAAATAAAAAATGCAAGGAGTGTGGTGGAAACTTCACTCCTTTTAAAACAACACAGGTAGTATGTGGGGCTAAATGTGCAGCAAAGTTAGCTGAAGCGAAGGTATGGAAAGAGAAAAAGAAAGTAATGATTGAGAACACACGTACCCGAACAGAATGGTTGGCTTTACTTCAAATAGTCTTTAACAAGTACATTCGATTAAGGGATGCCAACAAACCTTGTATTTCATGTGATAGACCTTTAACAAGTAAATTTGATGCTGGACATTTCTTTTCAGTAGGTCGCTATCCTAACTTAAGATTTTGCGAAGACAACGTACATGGTCAATGTGTTCATTGTAACCAACATCTGCATGGAAATCACTTAGAATATAACGAAAGAATACAGCACAGAATAAGCGCATTTAATTACGTTGTATTGATGAATAAAAGGAATGATGACCTCAAACTAACATTGGATGAAATCAAAGAATTAATCAAAGTTTATAAATTAAAAATCAAAGAACATGGAAAAACAACTAACGAATGATGAAGCAAAACTTGAATTTGAAAGCCATTTATTAATTGGTTTATTTAAATCAACAGTTGAGCAGTCAACACAATTAACTGGTAAATTCAAACAGAAAATGAAAGCTGATTTTAGCCTATGGCAAAAACAAGGTTTTAAAATAGTTGAAGAACTTGAAAAAAGGAATATCACAGATGTTGAATACTTAGATAAAATAGGAGATATTTATCACACTATGAACTCAAATATGCGTGATGAATTTTACAAAGGATTGGAATAATTAAAAAACACAAAGAACATGAACTACACAGAATTTTTAGAAAGTAAAAAACATTCAATAGGTAACTTTGGATTTAAAGCAAATTATGTTCCTGACATAGCGTTTGATTTTCAAAAGTATATTATAGAAAAAGCTACATTAAAAGGTAGGATAGCTATTTTTGCAGATACTGGATTAGGTAAAACTTTAATACAATTATCAATAGCTAATAACATTATAAGGCATACTAATAAAAAAGTATTGATTTTAACTCCTTTAGCGGTTGCATTTCAATTTATTTTAGAAGCTCAAAAATTAGAAATAGATGATATTGAATATTCCAAAGATGGTAAGCATACTAAAAAAATAGTTATTTGTAATTATGAGCGTTTACATTATTTTAATGAAAATGATTTTATAGGTGTAATTTTAGATGAAAGTTCAATACTTAAAAATTTTGATGGTAAAATAAAATCTCAAGTTACTGCATTTGTTAAAAAAATACCATATAGATTTTTATCAACTGCAACACCAAGTCCTAATGATTTTATAGAATTAGGTACAAGTAGTGAAGCTTTAGGGTATATGGGTTATATGGATATGCTAACAAAATTTTTTAAAAATAATCAAAATTCTGTTGATAGTAATAATAGAAATATTGGAGAGAAATTTTATTTAAAACCACATGCTGAAAAAGATTTTTTTGCTTGGGTAAATCAATGGTCAATAATGGTTAAAATGCCAAGTGATATAGGATTTTCTAATGAGCGTTATAATTTACCTAAATTAATTGTAAATAAACATATTATTGAAAATCAATCTATGTTTGATATTAATGGTCAAATAACTATGTTTACTCCTATTGCTAAATCAATGACAGAAGTTAGATTAGAACAAAAACAAACAGAATTAAAAAGATGTGAAAAAGCTATACAATTAGCTGAAAATAAAACTTCTGTTTATTGGTGTAATACTAATCAAGAAAGTAGTTATTTAAAAAATATGGATAAGCAAGCAGTTGAAATAATAGGTAGTCAATCTATAGATAAAAAAGAGGAAATACTTTTAGCTTTTGCAAATGGTGAAATAAAAAGATTAATTACTAAAGCTAAAATGACTTCAATGGGTTTAAACTGGCAACATTGTAATCATTCTGTATTTTTTCCTACTTGGTCATATGAACAATATTATCAAGCTATTAGACGCTTTTGGAGATTTGGTCAAAAAAATGATGTAATTATTGATATGGTTATTTCAGATGGTCAAACAAGAGTTTTAGAAACACTACAACAAAAAACTAAAAAAGCTATAGAACTTCATGAAAATTTAACTAAAAATGTAAATCAATCATTTATAAATAAAACTAAAGAATTTAATAAAGAAATAATAAAACCTAAATTTATATAACATGGAAAACAAAGTAAAAGACCAAATGATTACAGAAAATTATGCAATTTATAATAGTGATTGCATGTTAGTATTACCAACATTATCAGATGAAAGTATTGATTTATCTGTTTATAGTCCTCCTTTTGCAGGATTATATAATTATTCAAGTAGTGAAAATGATTTTAGTAATTGTGAAAATAAAGAACAATTTTTAAATCAATATGAATTTTTAATAAAAGAGATTGCAAGAGTTACAAAATCTGGTCGTATTAGTGCGGTACATTGTACCGATGTATTTGATAATACTTGTCGTTTATGGGATTTTCCACATGAAATTATTAAACTACATGAAAAATACGGATTTGAATATCGTAATAGAATTACAATTTGGAAAGAGCCTTTAAAAGTTAGAATGCGTACAATGGTTCAATCTTTAATGCATAAATTTATTGTTGAAGATAGTACAAAATGTTTTACTGCTATGCCTGATTATGTTTTAATATTTACTAAAAAAGGAGATAATAAAATTCCTGTAACACATGAAAAAGGTTTATTAAAATATTTTGGTGAAACTCCAATTTTACCAAATATTTTAAGAGCATGGAATAATGCAAATGAAAGTGATTTAAATGAGGTACAACTTTGGGATTATTTAAATACTAAATTTAAAAACCATGAAGATCCTAAAAGTAATAAGTTAAGTCATTACATATGGCAAAGATACGCTTCATCTGTATGGGATGATATACGTATAGATAATGTTTTACCTTTCAGAGATTCAAAAGAAGAAGACGATGAAAAACACGTACATCCATTACAATTAGATGTTATTGATAGAATAATAGAATTATACTCTAATCCTAATGAAGTTGTTTTAACTCCATTTATGGGAGTAGGTAGTGAGGTTTATAGTCCAGTTAGTTTAGGTCGTAAAGCTATTGGTATTGAATTAAAAGATAGTTATTTTAAACAAGCAAAGATTAATTTATCATTAGCTGAAAAAAGATTTAAAACAGAAGTAAATCAAAATCTATTATTTTAATTTGTAAATTGCTATAAAAAATAGTAAATTTGTAAAAGATGAGTTGCAGCATCAGTAATAAAGTTTTAATCCCTTTGGTGAGTAGAGCCTGCAACCTCGAAAGCCGAAGGGTTTTTTATTTCTTATAAATGAGAAAAGCAATTAACTTTTTTAGAAGTTATTTTGAAGTTGCAAAAGAATTAAACGATAAAGATAGGTTAGCCTTTTATGATGCGTTATTAAATAAGCAATTTGAGAATATAGAGCCTAACTTAAAAGGTATGGCTAACTTCGCTTATATTTCACAGAAACATTCTATTGATGCCCAAGTAAAAGGTTACTTTGATAAAACAAAAGATGAACAATTTAACCCTAACCAACCCCCTTCGGTAGGGGCTACACAACCCCCTTCTCTACAAGAGAAAGGGCAAGAGAAAGAGAAAGTAAAAGAGAAAGAGAAAGAAGAAGTACAAGTCGTATCCAAAAAAATTCAACTTCGTGAATATGTATTTATTATTCAAAATGAATTAGATAAACTTAATTCTGAATATTTAGAACATGAAGTTAATTGGATGCTGGATAAATTAAACGACTACAAAGCAAGTAAAGGAGTTCAATACAAGTCAGATTACCATGCTATTAATATGTGGGTAAAAAAAGCATTTGAAAAAGAAAAAAAAGACTTTATAAAAGATAACAATACTTTCTCAACTCGAATGCAAATAGTTCAAAATACAATTAACAATACAGACTGGAATAAACTATGAGTAACTTAACTACAATTGGATTTAACCAATTAGAATTGGAAGCCCTAAACAAAATGCCTGAAAATCTTAAAATTTATGTTTCAGCTAAAAATGAGCAGAAGATAATAAACATTGAACGTGGCGAAGCTCTTCGACTTATTTTCACAGAAATAATGAAAACAATTGAATTATCAGGTGAGAATAAAAAATATGCTTTAGAAAGCGATCAATTGAAAAACGTTTCTAAATTCATTTATGACTACGTTTTAGAACATTATAAGGGTATAACACTTAGTGAACTAAGAAACGCTTTTAAATCAGGAATAAGCAACGAATTTGGAGACTTTGTTGGGTTCGGTACTGTTACCTTTACAAAGTTCGTTAAAGGTTACATGAGTTCAGTAAAACGTGAACAAGCAATGAAGGAATGGAATAAGAATCAAACACAAACAACTCAAACACCGGTAACTAAATTCTTTGACCAAAACATGGAACTTGCTAAAATATTTTTTGAAATATGCGAAGAAAAAAGAGCTGAAAGGTTTGATACTATTTACAACCATAACGATACGCTTTTACATTTGCCTTCCATTTATGATTTCCTTTATGAACATTATCAAATTTCATTTTCAGATGAAAGCAAAGAAATATTAGTTAAAAAAGCGAAGATTAAATACAATAAGTATATTAACAAGTCAGGGGTAAAAACTTACGATGAAAGTGGTTACAAACAATTAATTAATTCAGTTAAGTTTGGAGAAAACAAAACATTTGATTTTTATGTTAAAACACAGGCTTTAATATTCTTAACTTTAAAATTAAAAGAACAAGGTAAAACATACGATAACTTAAAACCTTTAAAATAAAATAAATATGAAAACACAAAACAACATGACATCACTAATTAGCCAAGCTGAATGGTGGGTAAAAAAAACACAGGTTAACCAAGTTCGTGGAACTTTTGATTGGAAACTATACATGAAATTAATTGAAGCTAAAAGAAATGAAAATAAAAAAAACTGATATTCAATTTATTTTAATTGCAACTTTCTTATTAGTTTGTTTAATTTTGCACAAGTGATAGATGAACTCGTTAAAAACCGAATTTATAAACAGATAACTAAAAATATCTGCCACAATCACTATCTTTGGGAAGATCTACATTTTGAAAGCGTTTTAATTATAATAGAAAAACAATTCGACTTATCCGAAATTAGAAACCTTAAACACTTTTACTCAGCTGTATGTTGGAGAACCTGGCACTCAAACAAGTTTAAAAAGAAATACTTTACAGACTTTATTCAGTATGTAGATAATCTAAATGAGGTAATAGAGAATGAAGAACAAATTGACTATTCAACTTTAATTAACTTTCTTACTTACTCACCTCAAACAGAAAATGAGTTTTATGAGCAGAACCTTCTTAAACTTTACATCCAGCATGGCGGAGCTAAAAAGTTAAGCGATAAAACAAAGATACCTTACAGAACAGTTGCAAACGATATAAAACAAATCAAAGAGAAATTAAAAAGAAAGCATAATGATAAAAATTCTAATCAAGGCGAACATGGCTAACCTTAACGGGTTATCCTATCACAGATTAATAGTTCCTTATTCTAAAGTATCTGACCTCACTAACTTTAAATGTGATGTATTAGAAGATTTAGATATTTTGACAGATGAAATGATAAAAGGCTATCAGTATGTAGTTTATCAGCGTGAAATTGATGTGTATGGAAAATCAATAGAAAAAATTAAAAGGTTTCAAAAGTTAGGATGTAAAGTGATATTTGACATTGATGACTACTGGCATTTACCAACTTCACATGCTTTGTGCAAAGTTTACAAAGAATATCAAATAGTAAAGCAAACTGAAGATATTTTAAAACATGTAAATATTGTTACTTGCACTACTCAGATACTTGCAGACAAAATAAAACCTTTTAATAAGAATGTTAAGGTATATCCTAACTGCTTAGACTTAACAGATGAACAATGGCAATCTAAAAAAGAACCTTCAGAATTTACACGTTTTGGTTACATTGCTGGAGTTCATCATGTGCAGGATATTAAGATATTACAAATACCAATAAGGAAAGCAAGATCAATAAATAACGCTCAATTTGTTTTAGGTGGTTACACAGATAACGATCATTACAAGTATTATGAATCAGTAATGAAACAAGGTAACTATCTTAGAATAAATGCTATTAATGTTTATGAATACGGGAAAGCCTATAACTTAACTGATGTTAGTTTAATTCCATTAGAGAAAAACATATTTACGGAAGGCAAGTCAGAAATTAAACTTTTAGAAGCTGCTGCTCATCGAAATGCTGCAATAGTTTCAAATGTAAAACCTTATAACATTTTCCCAAAAGATACAGCGATATTTTTAGATAATAGTGATATTAATGGTTGGTATAAAGCAATAAAGCGACTAACTGAAAGTCAACAAATGAGAATTGACTATGCAGAGAAATTAAAAGAATACACGAACATAAACTACAATTTAAACACATGGACAGAGAAACGCAAAGAGGATTTAGTATTGGAATTGGAGTAACAACCACTCCAAACAGAAAAGAGTATATTGATAGATGGCTATTAGAATTTGAAAAAGTAAAGCCTAAAAACTACCATTTGCACATTCACGAAGATGTAAATTATCGTGGAGTTGCATATTCAAAGAATCAAAATTTAAAAACTTTGCAAGATTGCGATTACATTTTTCTATTTGATGATGATTGCTACCCTGTAAAAGATGGATGGGCTGACTACTTTATAAACTCAAAACAGAATCATTTATTATACCTAACTAAAATACATAATAAAATTATAATAAAAGACGATATAGAAATATATCAAGATTGCGGTGGTGTATTCATATTCCTAACTAAAAATGTGTTAAACAAAGTAGGTTACATGAATAGTGAATACGGTCAGTATGGATTTGAACATGCAGGCTACTCAAATCGAATTTATAAAGCTGGTTTCACATACGCTCCATACCAACAACTTTCAAGAACTAAAGAATATTTATTTGCTATGGATTATAACATTGAACACAAATCAAGTATTCCTGAGTACAAGAAAGCAAAGTTAATAGAAGAAAATCGAAAAGTATTTATAAAGGAATTGCAAAGTGAAAAAATCTTTTATAACTTTGAAGAGATTACTGCGTAATGAACGAACACATACTTTTTAAATTAGCAACACGATCAAGACCACTAAAGGCAAAGAAAGCAATTGAGAATATCATAATGAAATGTAACTCAATGAATTACACTATTTTAGTAAGTATTGATGAAGATGATGAAAGCATGTTTGGATTCAGTTACCCAGACGATAATGTGTTTATTGTTCGTGGAACTTCAAAGAATAAAATAGATGCTATAAATCG